TTCTAATACTTTCCATCCAGTTTCGTCAAGAGCCGCCAATCCGGAAACAAGTCTCTTTTTAAAAGAATCATCTTCCTCAGTCATGAGCTGTCCGACAAACTGTGCGATTTCATCAGAGTAGGACAGTTTCACAAACATATCACCCTCTCCAGTACGGAGCCAATTTTCGTTGACATTATATTTTGTACATATAAGAGAAATAACTGCATCGATAGGTTCATTTCTACCGGACTCGTAAGTTGCTATGGTGTTTCTTTTAATTCCAATACCTTCAGCAAATTCTTGTTGAGTCATATCCAATTCTTTTCTTAACTTTTTTAGGCGTTCGTTCATTTTCTCACCTCTTTTCTTGATATTGATTATACAACATAGCAGAAAGAAAAGCAATACAAAAAGTCGCAAAATCACAAAAAGTCGCAAAAACACAAAAAACAGATTGACAAATTCTATTATGCGACATATAATGTTCACATAGCAACAAAAAAACAAACGAAGAAAGGAGTAAGAAATGTCAGAGAAAGAAAAACAGATTATCAAGACACTTGCCGATAAGTTACCAGCAATGAGCGAAAGAGAAAGAGGATACCTCGAAGGAACGATCGCAACTGCAGCGGCAATGAGCAGTAAGAAAGAGGAACAGGAGAAAAACAATTCAGAGAAAAAGGTTGGATAAGATCAGGGAGGCGAAAACAATGAAGAGAAGTATTAATCACAAGAGATACAGCGGATATCCAGAAGAATTAAGTCTGCTGAAAGGATTTAAGGTTGTTGGAGTCGGATGCGGAGATATCGAAAAAGAGGGTGCAACAAGCATCATGCTGATGAATGACCACAATGTCGCTGTTGACCTGAACATCACGGATGAAGGAACATACATCAGCGAGTTTTACGCACTTACACAGGACTTTATTCCAAGAACCTATGAGGATGATTAGAGATGAGAAAAAAATAGCAACAAGTACAAACCGTAGCACATAAACTTTTCTAGGAGGTGATGCAGGTGATCGTAGAGATCAAAAAGACAGAAAGCGGATGCACATATAAATTCGATGATTCTGCTTATCTGGGGAAAAGCGAAAAAGAGCATGAAAAAGTGATCAATGATGTATCAACTATCATAAACGAACATCTGAGATCAAGAAAGGATAAAACCGCTTAGGCGGTGGAAAGAAGGACAAGCATGGAGGATTGTTGCTACTGTCAGCATAGAAACAGTTGTATGGAACGCAGTCGATGTTATCCGTGCACATCATACAAAAAGGAAGAAAGGAGAAAGACCACATATGGATTATCAGATGGACGAAAACACAGGAACTGGGCTGCTGCTCTGGGACATGGGAAGAAGCGGACGAGTACGCCAGGAAGAAGAACAAAGGAGATTACATCATATTAGAATGAGTCTTTGGCGAACAAGATTTATTACAGGGATAGGAATGCTTGTTGGACTCTTCTATGCTTCCGGAGCAGCAATTACATATTCCATATCAGTCAAAGTGCCAGGGTCAACGCTGGAGCGCGTCCTGATCGGACTGGCTGTATCAGCAAGCTTCTACGCGCTGAATTCGATTGCAAGGACGCTGGAAAAACAAATAAAAAAATAACACTTCCGGAGGTAACGGAAGTGTTGAATGCAAGACTTTTGTCTCGCAGATATTAAAGACATTATTATCTTAACATCTATGGGGCAGGAAGTCAAGAAAAACGGGGGTTCTGCCCCATTTTAGTACTCGATTAAGATATTAAAGATAGAGGTACATGATGGCGACAAAGAGAGTAACACACACCTTCCGGAAGGGAGACATCCTGGAGGTGAAGGAATACCATGATGGCAGGTATGGAGCAAGAGGACTGCCAAGAGAAAAGAAGAGAAAGCCGACACCGGAGCAGATGGCAGTAGTGAACGCCATGAATAAGGCGGAGACAGCCAGACATAGATTGTTGGAGTACTTTGGAAAGGGGGACTACTTCCTGACGTTGACGTACAGAGTTAAGGCAAGACCTCCGGACATGGCGAAAGCAAAGAAGGATTTCACGAATCTGATAAGCAAGTTAAGGACAAGATACAAGAAAGAACAGATCGAATTGCGCTGGATCCGGAACATTGAGAAGGGAACCAAGGGAGCATGGCACGTTCACATGGTCATCACCGGATGCCGGGATACGATCCGCTGGGTAGAGGAATGTTGGCCACACGGTGGAATCTATGCAGAACAACTGGAGAAAAGCAAATACTACGAAGAGGATTTCTCACAGCTTGCATCCTACATCACCAAAAATGAGAAGGTGGGAGAAAAGAGGGAGGATGGAAAGAGGGACAAGCCAAGGCTCAGTGAATCCAGTTACAGTACTTCGCGGAACATGCCACTGAAACCACCAAAGAAGAAAAAACTGGCAAGATGGCCGAAAGAAATCAAACAGAAGAATGGATATTACATTGCCAAGAGCTATGAAGGAATCAATCCGGCTACAGGATTCAAATACCGGAGATATACATTGATCCGGTTGAACAGGAGGATTTGAAGACATGAAGACAGTGAAGATATACATAGAAACTACGATCACAGGACCGGCAGCACCAAAGAGAGGAGGATATGTTGCAGCCTTAACATTTACAAGGAGAAACGGAGATATTGAAGACCGATTCCTCAAAGGAGAAGAGGAAGGAACAACTTATAACCGCAGCGTGCTTCTGGCAATGATCTATGCACTGCAAAAGCTTAAAGAACCATGTAGAGTTGTGTTCTACACGAGGAACACGTACATCAAGAACATGATACTGGCAGATAATCCGGAAAAGTGGAGACGAGCAGAGTGGAAGAAATCAGATGGAAAAGGCATACAGAATCAAGATCTGTGGAAAATGTTCTTGGAAGAGAGCACAGAACACGAAATAGAAATTGTGTATGAAAAAGACAGTGAGTATAAGGAGACGCTACAAGCGTACTTACAAGGAAAAGAGGTATAAAGATGTTTGATAAATTTGGAGAATTTGATTCTTACGAGGAAATCAACCGTGCGGCCAAAGCACAGTTGGAAGAGGGGGACTTAGAAGCGATCAAGACAATCGCAGAAGAGAACGGACTGGATCCAGAAGACGCAGAGGACTTTTGCACCGGTGCAATCGAGGAACTGACAACACCGAGTCTTGCGGCAATGGGAAAGCTGGAACTGGAAGCGAAAGATCTGAGTCTGACAGGAGCATTGAGAGATTGGACGAATTTTATCGAGCGGTTATGTTTAGAGGACGAAGAGATGGCTCTTGCAGTCAGAAGAAAAGGAAAGTCATTGAAAGACTGTATGGCTATGATCTTGAAGACTGCATTTAATGCCAAAGCACGGTTGGACGACAGGATCACAAAGGCAGCAGGATTGACACCACCGTTGTATATCAGCATACCGGGAAAGGCACAGATCAAAGAGATCGTGAGGGAATATTACCTGGGCGAGAAGAAATGAGAGTATACAAAGGGTTCAATAAAAAAATTCAGGCAAAACACGGAAAAGGGACATTCCAGTACGAGAAAGGGAAGACCTACAAAGAAGAGAAAAGCAAAACAAGATCAACTGGATTCCATGCGGCGGAGTATATCCTGGATTGCCTGCAGTGGTATCCGATCGATGGGAAGAACAAATTCTTCCTGTGCGAAGCTGGCGGGAGTATAGACGAAGAGAACGGATGTTCAATGGTCGTATCTACAGAGCTGACATTAATAAGAGAACTGACACTTATGGAGATTGCAATGGCGGCAATGGAATATATGATCATACATCCAAAGAGGGAATGGGAGAAAAGAGAAAGAGGTGCATACGCAGAAAAAGAGAGGTCAAAAGCGATCGGAGAGACAAAGATAGCGATCGCAAGGGGAAAACATCCGGAAGTGAAAGGCGAATACGGAACCGTGATCGGACTGATCGTAGAGGACGAGAAAGGAAAGCCAGTGGCAGCAGGTGTGAGGAATGTTGACGGAATACAAGCGAAAGCGCATCAGATCTATTCCATGACAGAAGAAAGAGAATGGGTGGAGGTGCAGAAATGAAACGAAAAGCGATTGAACGGATCAAACCAAAGAAACCGGAAGGAAAAGGACTTACAGCCACGCTACAGGAGTTGGGGGAAATCCTGATCCTAAATATCTATCAGGCGAAGGAACTTCTGGTACGGTACTGTATCAACTATGAGACAGGGGAACATGAGTACTGGAAAGAGCAGCATGGTTGGAGAAAAGGCGGTATCCTGAATGCACTGAACGAGGACTGGCGAGATTGGGAATGGAGAACATATGACGATTATCCGAAATTGCAGGGGAAAGACGCAAACAGGATCAAAGAATTGATTAGACGCAGAGCGTGGAACAACAGCCCGTGGGAGAGAATCAACGGATTGGAACATAGCTATAACAGCGAGATAAGGGAAAGATGTGAAACAAACCGGAAAATAAAACTCATGAACCTGATGAGAAAAGTTCCAGGTCGTCCGAAGAATCTAAGAGAATGGTTCTTTGAACAGGCAGCAGGAGAGGATTACATGTTCCGGAACAGGGAAACGAAAGAATTTGTCTGTACGAACTGCGGAGAATCCAGTCGGCCGGAAGAAATCAAGCGGCAGGATGGAGGAAAGAAGATCCGGCACAATGACATGGTATTCTGCCCTTCCTGCAGAAAACTGGTGAGAGCAAAGACAAGAACAGACCATATCGAACAGAAATGGAAGAGCTGTTATCTTATCCAGCCGGTAGATGAAGATACGAGCGTACTCCGGATCATAGAAGCAAAGGTCGGATGGGACAATGGAAGACATTATGTAGAGCTTGGAGATGAAATCAGAATCTTATTGTACAAGGTCTACTCCAACAGAAAATTGAAGAAGACATACATGATCTATTACGAGGACTCCTGGGATGGATGGACAAAAGGAAACCGGAAAAATCTAAGAGCAAGAGAAGGTTACTTGTATCCGGGAGAATTCGGCCAGATATTAGACGGAACCACTTACAGCGAAGCAACAAGAGTCCTGGAGCATTTATCGAAGACGGGAATGGAACTGAACTACAACAGACTTGTGGCAGGGACAGGACAGATGAAAGGATATGCACAGAAGATCGAGTACCTGGCGAAAGGACGTTTTTGGAATCTGCTGAGAGATACGATCGGCTGTACAGAATATCCGGGATATCCGACACAATACTATGGACCACTGGACATGAGAGAGGAAAGCATTGAGGGAATGTTCAGAATCCAAGACCGTCAGAAGATCAACCGGATCCGTGACGAACATGGCGGGAACAGAATGGTACGCTGGATGCAGTATTCGGACGAGACAGGGCAGAAGATCTCGAAAGAGACGGTGCAGTGGATGATAAAGAATAAGATAGAACCGAGCGGCATTCGGGGACTGGAAAAATATATGAGTCCACAGAAGATCATGAACTACATCGAAAGGCAGAAAAAAGAACAATATGCAGGAATGACGGCAGAAGCTGTTCTTGAAGAATATAAAGACTATCTCAGTATGTGTGAAGCGTGTTGCAAAAATATGGCTGACGAGATGGTCTATCGTCCAAGAGAACTAAAACGCAGGCATGATGAAGTCGTTATAGACCGACAGCAGATACAGATCTTGAAAGAACTGGAAAACAATGCAGAGGGAAAAGAAGCCTACGCACAGGAAATGCGGCAGAAGTTTCCGGAAGCAGAAGAGATCCTGAAAGAGATCAAGAGCCGATATGAGTACGAAGATGAAGAGTATGAGATCATTGTACCGAACACGTTAGTGGATATCGTGAAAGAAGGACGTGCGCTGCATCATTGTGCCGGCAGCAGTGAACGATATTTTGACAGGATCGAGAGCAGAGAGACATATATCTGTTTCCTACGGAGGCGGGAAGCACCGGGAATCCCATTCTACACGATCGAAGTAGAGCCGGGAGGCACAATCAGACAGCACAGAAGCTATTATGACGAAGAGCCGGGAATCGAGGAAATCCGGGTATTCCTGAAAAGCTGGCAGAAGGCAATCAGAAAACGTCTGACAGAGGAAGACAAGAAGTTGGCCAAGATCAGCAAGATCAAGAGAGAAGCCAATATTGCAGAGCTGGAAGAGAAAAAGAATATAAGAGTCCTTCAGGGATTGGCGGAAGATTTCCTTGAAGCAGAAGAAATAGAAAAAGAACTGGAGGCGGTTTGATGGAATTAGCACAGTATCAGGATTATGAAGAGTATAAAAAAGCAATGAACACTGTCCTGAACAGGACCGTGGAAGATTTTGTTATGACGGGATATTTGCTGAAGCAGGGAAGAGATACCGATATCTTAAAGGATTCAGGATATAGCAATGTCAATGAATTTGCGTGGGCGGAATATAAGCTTGAAGCTACACAGGTATCAAGATACATCAGGATCAATGACAGATTCTCGGAGGGTGGTTACTCTCCGAGACTGCAGGAGCATTATAAAGGATTTGGCTATGCGAAGCTGGCACTGATGCTGACCCTTCCGGAAAGCGTAGCGGAAGAGCTGACACCGGCATACAGCAAATCAGAGATCCAGGCAGTCAAAGAAGAGATAGAAAGCGAAGAGAAGATCACAGATATCGAAGTCATTTTGGAAGGCGAGAAAGAAGAACAGAAAGAACTCGACAATCTAGAAAAGGCAATCCATCAGATCTGCATGGATGAACCGGAACTGTATCTAAAACTGCATGAGGCAGTTAGAACAAGCGTAGGAACAGGACGGGTCAAAGAGGTATTAGCACCGGACGGGGACAAACTTTACAGCGTAAGACCACAAGGCTGCGGAAGAATTATGCTCTATCTAAACGATGAGAAGGATGAGGTCATACTGCAGGTTGTAAGACAAGGACTGAAAGAAAAGTTTGCCTGGGAGAATATTTTAAGTTATCTCGTCCTGATCACAGAAGAGGAAGATGCAAAACAGAACTGGGAGGAACTTTACGGACAGAAATATCCGGAAAAAGAACAGATTGCACCAGTGCAACCGAAGAAAGAGAAGAGAAAAGAGTCGAAGGTAGTAAAGGCGAAGCTGCCAAAACCAAAAAAACCGGAGAAACAGGAGACGGAGAAACCGGTAGAGCTTCCAAACGACATTCCAGGACAGACAGAGATTGAGAAAGATTTTCCGGAAATGCTTCCGGAAGCAGGGGGGACACCGGAAATACGGAGCGATTTTATCAGAGCGGGACAGCACGAAGAGGAAAATTGCACCAGTGCAATGCCGGAATCTGTGGAGATTGTGGAAAAACCTGTGGATAATTCAGAGCAGATGGAAGAAAATGCGAGAAACACAGAAGCGGGAGCCAATTCAGAACCGGTGGATAAGTCCGAAGAAGAACAGAATCCGGCCGGCAGCAGATGGGAATACATGAAGACAATGGAATCATACAAGATGGCACTATACATGGCAGCATCCGTGAATGAGATGCCTCACATGATGTTGAATTCGGCAGAGTATTGGAAGAAATGGTTAGAAACAGAGGTAGATGAAAATGGAGATGAAATCGGTAAAAAATAAGGTGATTATATTATGAGCATCGATTATTCAGATATGGCATTTCCAAAATTAGCTTGCAAGGAAAAAAGGAAATCGCATAAAAAGAGCATCCTCAAGAGTAGAAAGGGAGTCTGCTATCTCTGTTCGATACTCTATGGCGATTCTTCCAAGCAATACACAGAAGAACATCACATCATGTTCGGATCCGGCCAGCGTGAACTATCTGAGGCAGATGGACTCAAAGTAAATCTGTGCCGGGATCATCACAAAGAAGGACCAGAAGCAGTCCACAATAACCGAGAAATGCGGGAACTGCTCTGCAGAATAGCACAGACAGAATATGAGCAGACACATACGAGAGAAGAGTGGATGGCGAGATATAAGAAAAATTATTTATAGTTACCTCCGCTGAATGGCGTGGAGATAAAAGTATGTCACAATACTGCAACATGATAACAAAGACTTCCTCCCTGGATGCGGCAGGGAGGAGAAAGGAGCAGACAAGTG